CCCGCCCTCTCGCCCGCCCCCGCGCGCACACATGCAGGTCGCCTCGCTCCAGCGTGGCGGCCCCCATCGAACCAGCCCTCGCATCAAATCGCCATAGCGCGCGCCGCCCAGCCGGCCCCAACCTTCCCGCGACTTCGTGCCTCGACGGTTTTTGGACGCCGGCCGCCTGCGCATGCGGAAAGTCTCGGCGTTGCCGGCGTCCAAAAACCTGTACAAAAGCTGTCATTCCCGCGAAAGCGGGGATCCAGCAATGCGGTGAGCAGGCGGCACTAGACCCTCGCTTTCGCAGGGGTAATAGATGAATTCGCTGCATGTCGACGGAGCCCCTTATGAAGCCGAAGGCGCGCAGAGCAGGTAGTGGACCGACAGCCGCGCGGCCCCGGCCGTGAAGCTTCCGCCGGCCGCGGACAGCACGAGCGGCGTCGCGCTGTAGAAGGCGGTCGGGCCGATCAGCCCGTAGTTGGTCGAGCCCGCCGAGATCGACAGGCTAGAGCCGAACTGTGATGTGTTTCCGGAGACGCCGACGGAAAAACTGGTCGCGCCCGCGATCGCCGTCGTGACGCGGCACCCGACGGAAAGGACGATGCAGTTGGCCGGGATGTTGACCGAGGTCGTGACGCTCGACCCGCTCAAGCCCGAGATGAGGCTTTCGAGCACGGCCGCCTGAATGCTCGCGCCGTTCGCCGCTTCGGCCAGGGTTTGCAGCGGGGTCTCAAAGCCCTGGTCGATGATCGTCCAGGCGTTCGATCCGTTGCTCTCGATAGCCGCGAAGCCGTAAGGCAGATTGATGACGACGGACGTTCCGCCGCTGATCGTGTCGGAGCCGGCGCGGTTCAGGGTGATCGCGTTGATCGACGAGCAATTGCCTGTCTCGTCGATCACGAGAAGCCGCGTCCCGGTCGGAAAGGCGCTCGCGACCGGGAGGGTCACCGCGCGCGCCGCCGTAAGCGCCGTATAGGCGATCATCCGGTCGGTCGTCTGCGCCGTATAATTGGCGTCCGAGACGGAGGTTCGCGTGTTGGTGACGACCTCGGCGAGCTTCGCCGCCGGCCATCCGCCCGCCGTAGAGCCATCGCCGATGCAGATCCGATTGTTGGTCGAGTCGACCCACGGCTCGCCTTGCGCCGGCGTGCCGCTTGTCACCTGCGCGGCGGGGCCGCGCCGGAGTTGAAGTTGTTCGGACAAGGGAATCTTCCTTTCACGTTATTGCGAGGCGAAGCCGAAGCAATCCAGCAGCGCCGGCGCCCTACGATCGTGGATTGCCTCGGTGCGCTCGCAATGACGGCGATGGGGTTACGGGACCGTCCCGAGGTCGACCGTCTGCGTCGTGGCGTCATTGACCGACCCGAAGTCGTCACTGACTGCCGGATAGCCGGTGATCAGGCCGAGATCGACGTCGCCGGCCAGAAGTTGCGCGGCGATCGGATGCGACGTCGTTACGGTCAACGCGCCGAGATCGACCAAGCCCGTCACGGACGCGGCGACCGAACCGAAATCGTCCGCCAACGTCGGGGCGGACTGGACCCGGCCGAGATCGAGCGCGAATCCGGTCAACAGCTGCGCGGCGATCGGGTTGGCGGGCGGCGCCGGCGGCGTGTTCGCCGGCGCCGACGTGACGATGGTCGAGGCGAAGGCCGGCGTGTAGAAATAGACGGCGCAAGTCGAAAGGTCCTGCGTCCCGCCGCCGAACACGTTGAAGCTCTGAAACTTGAAAAAAAGCGTCTGACCGATGAAGTTCGCCGGGAGGTCGTAGCGCGCCACCGCCCCGTCCAGGCGCGCGAACGGCGCGCCGGTCGAATGCCCCGCCGGCGACGACCCGCCGAGGCCTCGGGCAAGGCCGGTGAGGCTGTAGGCGTTGCCGCTGACCAGCGTCGCCGTCTCATAGGCAAGGAGTTCGTTGTCAATCAGCGAGAGCGTCGCGCCCGCCTGCGCCGCCGCTTGCGATGTGCCGGACAGCGTTCCGCCGCTTTCGGAGAGGTCGACGGCGAGCGCATCGGCCGAATTCCAACCGCTCGTCGCCGGCAGGCTCGCCGTCAGGAACCCTTGACGCAGCGGCGCAGTCAGCACAGCGATCTGCGAATAGGTAACATCGTCGATCGAGACGTAGACGTTGGCGCCTCCCCATTGCGAGCCGCCGCCCCCGTTCGATCCCGACGCGCCGAACCACAGCTGGGCGACGCCGCCCGTCAGGCCGGGCGGCGGCTCGAAGATCAGCGGCGTGTTCACTGCGACCGCCGGGACGCCCCAGTTCTGCTGAAAGCTCCCCGCGGGCGAGGCGTTCTGATAGAAGGCCGGCGTCGAGACGCCCGTCACCAGCTCTTCGGCCGTGATCGCCAGCAGCCCCTTGTCGTCCTCTTTGATCTCGAGGATGCGGACGGGATAGTTCGATAAGCCCAGGTTCGCGTCCGTGATCGTGACGACGTCCATCGGGTCGAGCAGGCAATATTCCCAAGACAGCTTGAACTTGAACTTGGTGCGGACATAGAGCTCGCGCTGCAGGATGGTCTGCGCCACCAGCGGACCGATGACGAACTCGTCGCAGATTTCGTGGCCCTGGATGGTCGAGCCGACGCGCGGACCGAAAATCTCGATCTGGCTTTGGTCGCGCGCCTCGACCGGCGTCGCGCTGTATTGGTTGGCGCGCGATGAGACCTCGACCCTTTGGATGGTCGGCAGCGAGAACACGTCGGCGCGCTCGACCTGGACCGGATCCTTGTTGCCCTTCTCGTCGACGAAGTCGGCGTCGGTCAGGGCATAGACCGGCGTCAGGTTCGGCGCGTAAGCGGTCGCCGCCGAGCCGGTCCAGGTGATGACGATCGGCTTGCCGTAATCGACGGCGGCGAAGATGTAGGTCCCCTGCGTCGTCATGCCGTAGGTTCCCGACGCCGACGGGATTTGGGCGCCGATGAAGACGAACGGGATGTTGGAGAAGGCGAACACGACGCCGCCGTCCGACACGAACTGCGCCGGCTGCGCCACCGTGACGAAGGACGGCGGATGGAAATAGGTCGCCGTCTGCGGCACGGTCGCCGGGATCGACAGCTGGGTCTGGTAGCTCCTCTGCGCGCCGTGCGAGATCGCGGTGTCGCCGTAGGGGATGAATTTCAGCAGGCCGCCGCTCCACACCGCGGCGCAGCTCAAAAGCTGCAGCCAGCGCGCGAGGATGCTCGAGCCTTGTTCCTGGCTGACCAGCACCGGCGAGAAGGCGAAGCCCATCGCTTTGCAATAGGTCTGCAAAGACGCGTCGCCGCCGGAGCCGAACAGCGTGGTCGCGTCGATGCTGGCCGGATTGAGGCCGGCGCCATATTGGGCGTTGGTCAGGAAATCGTAGATGACTAAAGCCGGGTCGGCGTCGACCCCGTTGATCCCCGTCCCGGCGAGAATCCCGATGATCTCGAAGTTGTGATTTCCGATCGAGGCGGCGTCGCCGAGGTTATAAGCCGCCGCCCAGGCGTAGGCCGTCCCCTGATAGGCGAGCGCGTTGTACGGATAGAGCGCGGCGAGATAGGGCCAGACCGCTTGCGGCGTCGTCCCGGTCTCGATCCCCATCCCGAGCTCGAGCGGGACATAGATCGCGAGGTCTTTCCAAATCAGTCCGACGCCGGCGATCGGCCCTTCGCACAGCCCGAGGATGATGTCGGCGGTATAGGTGTAGGTCGTCGGCTGGCCTCCGCCGCCGCCCTTGCCGCCGACTCCCTTGCCCGAGCCGCCTGGAACAGCCCGGAAATTGGCGAACCACAGCAGGTTCGGGGCGATTTTGTTCCGGCCCCAGACGATCGGAATCGGCAGGATCGACGTCGAGGTCTGGATTTGCAGCGACGTGAAGTCAGGTTTTGTATTGTCGTGGCGGCGGAGAAAGCCCATCGCTCAGCCCCAATAGCTCGCGAATTTCGCGGTTCTCAGCCGCGCCGAAAGCTCCGCCGACCGGTCGACCACGTCCTCGAGCACGCAACGGGCGCTGGCGAAGGCGTGCACGATGGTCAAGGGCTCCGTCTTCGTCACGATCCCCCCATGCGCATAGCAGCGGCCGACCCTGAACAGGATCACGTCGCCCGGGCCTGGGGCTTCGACAAGCTCAGCGCGAGCGAGCAGAAAGCCGAGATAGCGCTCTTCGTCGCGGTGCAGCATCCAGTCGCGCGTATAAGGCCGCGGATCGAATTTTTCGACCAGGCCGAGGTCGCAATAGACCCGCACCAGCAGCATGGCGCAGTCGGCGCCGCCTTGTCTGCCCTTGACGTCGGCCGCGTGGTGATAGGGCGTGCCGATCCACGTTCTTGCTTCGGCGACGACGGCGGCCCGCTCGGCCCCCTCTCCCGATGGGAGAGGGGTTCAATAGGCCAGCTCCGGCGGCGGCACGTAGGG